CGTATGCTTGCTTGAGTGATGGCAATAAATCTGTCATCATAAATTTATCTAGGTTCACACCTCGTGGAATCTTAGGAGCATTCCAACTGTGTAGGGCTATATCCCCGGCGATTGCATCGCCAGCAAAAGCGATTACATACTCACCCTTTTCAACTACCTTATCCATACCGGTAGCAATGAACTTCTGATCTGCACCCACTATTAGGGATTCGGCTGCGATTAAACCCCAGCCCTTACCTTGAATCCCAATTATGGTTGTCATACTCAGTCCTTAAATGAGTTGTTGGTTGAGTCGAATGCCTTACCGGCTATGTTGCTTAGTTCGACTGCACCACGAATATCCTTCATGTTTGTTGTCGCTGGTTCAATGCCTTGATCGATAGCAGACTTGTATGCATTTAATTCTGCATCCCATTTCTTCTGAGACATTAGGCGAGAACTATTGGCATCACCTGTATTGACCTGCAAACCTGATTGCTTTAGGCAATCACCCCAGTTTGCATGATCTTGCGTTGGGCAACCTGTTCTGCATCCCATTAAACTATCTCCACTAAAAATCCATTATGGGCTATATTCGAATCGGAGTCGGCTTGAGCCTGAGTCCTGATTGGAAATCCTTGAGCTACAAGAATATCCTTCGTGGCTTCATTCACGATGTGACCTCGCCCACCGAGAAACACATAATCATAATCTCTAAGTTCATCTTCGGTAACTGCTCGAGATAAAGACAGTTCACCATCGTTGATAAGCACAGCAACCCCTCGCTGGGATACGACTCTACGCCACCACTTGTCAGCCAATGGATAACCTTCCATTACCTGTGGTGGGTAAAATGTATAACTTGCCATGATTCTCCTTTTAATAGAGAGGGAGGCAGGTTGCCCTGCCCCCCTCAACTAATGCTCTACTAGAGAGCAGATCCGCCTGTTTCCAAACGGCAAACTGCTGCATCACGGAAGATGCCCCAGCCACCGAAGTACTTCCAGCCAAGTGCTGACTTACGGCGAAGGATGTCGATCTGAGGTGCTACGACTGTTTGCACATCGTAAACATTAGCCTCAAGAAGAGCTTCCTTACCGACTGCAACTGCTGAGTAAACAGTAGCTGAAGATGCACCGGATGTTGTTGATGGAACACGAGATGTCTGAACAACTTGGAATCCTTCAAGAACACCAATGGTGCCTGTCAATAGGTTTCCAACATTTTCAGTTGTGTACTTGTGGATGTCCACGAATCCGCCTGAACCAGTCTCGGCACGAAGGTCGAAAGCTTGGCGTGGGTGGATGAACAATGTGTAAAGGTCACCAACACGAGGCTGAGCGTTTGACTCAAGAAGTGTTGTCTGTGCCTTGCGAAGCATTGTTGTTGAAAGAACATCTGTAGCTGTAAGTGTAGCTGTTGATGTACGGCTTCCACCGTACTTAACTACTGAGCCAGATGTAAGTGCTGTTGCAACTAGCTGATCCAAAGTATCAGCAGCGTTGTAAGCAATCGCATCACCGATCATGGTGTCGATAGAAGAGAATGAAGCCATATTGACCTTCTCTGTCTGCTCAACAGCATTACCGTATTCAGTAACAGTAACTGTTACCTGTGATGGGTTTGCTAATGCAAGAGGTGTTACATCAGATGTTTCTGTTAAAGCTGTGGTTGCTGCTGCCAAGTTAGCATAAACTGCAAACTTGAGAGTAGTTCCCGGGTTGGTGAGGGCTACTGGTCGTACATCTGCGACTGAACGCATGACAGGAAGTGAGCGGAGTGCAGCTCTTACATATGTGTCATATGCATTGACTACTAAGTTGCCTACACCAGAGATTTGAGTGGTTGCCATTTACGGCACCGCCTTTCTGGGTTAGTACCCAGCTTTACCAAGATCTGTAAATAATTGCTTTAATGCATCTGGCCCCTTTGCAGCGGCCTCATCCATTTGGGCTTGAATCATCTGTTCACGATCAGCACTAATGCCACCGTCTACAGTTGCTTGAGCCTTCTTGTAATTATCTATAAATCCTTCTGGTATTGCTGGATTTGATTGGTTGGTTTGTGACACACCGAATACATCTCCGTATTCTGTGAGCCATGACGACAACGATTCCTCCGTGAGGTCGATGTCCTGTGGAATGAAAGCCGAAATCTTCGGATTCACTCCTCGAGCTGTAAGGACTTCTGAGATAGTTCTCTCTCGTTTTTCTTTACGCAAATTGGAAAGCTCTTCCTGAATTTCCTTCAGTTGCTTTTCTTTTGCCTTATTGGCCTTGCGTAGTTGTCCGAGAACATCGTTCGAATCAAGTTCGAAGTCATCCTCTTCCAGTTCGTAATTGGACATTTGTCCTACTCCCTTTTCATGTTAGTCGCTGGCCACAATGCAATCGGGGAAATGCATTGGCTCCAACTTCCGGGTTTATACTCATCTCAAGTTCCGGCATTTCTAGAGATGGAGTGGGTGTCCGGGTCTCGAACCCGGATGATTGCCAATCACCCTGTTACTTAAACTGTTTTAACTCTTAGTGCCTTAGATCCGATACCACTTGTGCCACCGAATGCTGCTGCACCTGTTGCCTTAATTCGTGCTGCTTGTGCCTGTGCTTGGACATCTCCACCAAACTCGGCAGCGATTGCTTCCTTGGCTCCGAAGTTCTCACCATAGATAGCAGCAAGGTTTCCAGTTGTCTGGAGTTCACGCTGAACCTGTGAATACTTCTGGCGTTGTGATCCATAACCAAGAGATCCTGCACCGTAGGTCTGAGCCATATTTGCTTCTTCTGCTGTTAGACCTTCGATGAGAGCTGCTGCTGTATTCATGTTCTTTCCAGCAATCTGCTCAAGGATTCCCTGACCCTTTGCTGGGTCAATCATGTATGCAGTAAGGGCTTCGTCACCGATACCGTATAGATCCTTAAGTTGCTTACGAACATTGGAATCTGTGCCTGTTGTCACAAAGTCACGATATGCCTGAATGATGTTTGCAACATCGACATTGGTGAGGTTGTTCTTTAGGAAAGATTGGAAGTCTGTTGTCTGATCGTAGAAGCCTGTTGGCATATTGTATGAAGTTAATACCTTCTGGTATTCATCTTCCATTCCAACGATTGTCTTCTCATCTAGTGCCTTGTATCCAGCATTGAGACGAGCTTCATTGACCTTACCAAAGCGTTCGTAGTAAGACTTGGTGTTAATCAACTGAAGGTAAAAACCTTCTGAAGTTGTAGGGATTTCATCAAATGCTTTACCAAAACGATCTGTGCCTTTACCAGCAAAGATTGCTGCAATATCATCACCGACATCCTTGATACCCATTGAAGTAAACTTCTCACGGATAACATCAAATGCTGACTTACGCTGGGCTGCAATCTGTTCCTGCTTAGCGGTTTCAAGTTGCTTCTTCTGTGCATCAAGCAACTTTTGAGTTTCAGCAGTTTGGTTAGCAAGGGCGGTTTGAATAAGTTTATTTACATCATCTGCTGTAAGACCTGTTGCTGCTTCTGGGGCAGGAGTTGTGTCCTTTGTGCCATCATCATATTCAGTAATTTGAATACGGTTGGCACCGGATCCTGAGTAATACTGACGAAGAATCTTCTTGCCAGTTGTTTTTGTTCCGATAACCTTTGTGGTTCCATCGCTGTATGTAACAGTAAAAGTTCCATCTTTGTTATCTACTCGACCAGTTTCGGTTACTCCAGCAGGTGGATTATCTCCTGATCCATCTGTAATTCCTGTTGTATCGCTAGATGCTACACCGGTATTACCCATGCCAAGAATCTTCTTATCAGCATCTGATAATGTCTGTCCAGATGTAAGTCTGCGTAACGCATCAGAAGCTGCATCTATCGGAACACTTGCTGTTCCTACATTTGCACCTGCACCTGCGGCAGGGCCTGATGTTGCAGCGGCGTAAGGATTGGTTGCTTGATTAGGAGCTGTAATAAGAACTTTAGTTCCACTAAAGAGAACTGTTTGACCTGCTGCTTGACGAGCTGCAAGAGTCGGGTTGTCGGCAAGGATCTGGGCAACAGTAGTGCCTTGGGCTTTGGCAATACCCGATAAGGTGTCACCTTTTTTAACTGGTATTTTTT